GTCACTTCTGCTGGAACAGGAACAACTGGGTTTGCTAATAACCACCAACTTATATTTGCAATAGTATCTAGTGGTTTAGTTGGTGCGACAGGATTGACTGGAGCAACTGGTTTAAATGGAGCCACAGGCGCAACTGGTGCTACTCCAGCAAATATAATCGTATCTGATACAACTGGACTTACAGGCGCAACGCAATTAACCAATATAGTTCAAATCACGCAAGCTGGATACAATGCTACAACGCCATTGGCTAACACGCTTTATATAATCGTAGGATGATTTTAACTCAATCCAACGCGGCAAAATCAGGAGCAACAGTTGTTAATGCGATTGCATCAATTGCAAATTCTCTGTATAATTTTCATGTTCTTGCAACTACTACAATTTCAAAAGTTATTAGCGGTGCGTTAGGTGTCATTAAGACAGGAACTGAAACATTAATTTTTTCAAATATAAACTCTTATAGCGGAACAACCACAGTAAATGCAGGAACGCTAAGATTGCAAGCCGCAGCAACAAATTTTTACAACACATCGAACCGCACTTACAATATCAACAACGGATCAGGGTTGGTTTTTGCTACTGGTGCTGCTACGAACCCTACTCTACACGGAACAATTATCAATGTTGACAGTAATGGAGGCGCGACGATTACATTGGATGCTATCAATGGACTCGTCCAGAGTTCTGCAGGCGTTACCTTCAACTCAAACGGTGGAGCGCGAAACAGGCTCATTTCCCTGAATAGTGGATTTATAAATGACCAAGGCGGCAATCGACCTGTGGTGTTCAATATAGCCAGCGGCAGCGATGCGACTGCTGATTTTTTGGCAGATTGCGCGGTAATTGGCAGGTGCGAACTCACAAAAAATGGGTCTGGGAAACTGTTATTTAGCGGGGGTCTGCTCGGAACATTTGGTGATGGTGCTACAAATATTAGGATAAATTCCGGCACTATGGAAATCGGTGGGGCATCTGCGTTACTCAACCAAAAAAGCGGAAGTATATTTTTAAATGATGGCACTTTTATTTGGAACTCAACAGCCGCTAACCAAACTATTGGTAACGCCATCACAGGGACAGGTAACATCATAAAAAGAAACTCTGGCAATCTTATTTTTTCTGGCAATAACTCTTACTCTGGAGATACATCTATCGAAGCTGGAACTTTGCGTGTAACAACATTGATTAGTGGAACTTCTGGAAAATTTTCTCAAGCAAATTTTACAAATACAACCTTGACTGTTACTTTTTCTGTCGCTCCATTGGCTGGCGAAACTTATCAACTTTTTCCCGGAGCAACTACACAAAGCTATCCTACTGTCTCTTTAGTTGGCGCAACAGGGAGAACGGCAACTTACAATTCTGCAATTTCAACTCTGACAATAGCATGAATATAGAACCTAACAATGATGGATGGCGATTTGATGAATCTGTTGGATGGAAGCTAATCCACAACGACATTGATGTTATTTTTTTTGAAGAAACAGACAAAGCCATTTCGACCCAAGAAAAATTGTTCGTAGGAACAAAAGACGAATGCGAAATACACATATCCCAACTGGGTTTACATTTCCCAGAAACCGAGGAAACAGAATGAACGACAACGCTACCAATCACGGAATATTTGGAACGATCATTTCGACCACAGGATTTATAGTAAGTATGCTACCAGAAATAGAAGCGTCTATTAGAGTAGCAGGTGGTATCATCAGTATAATCGCTGGTGTGCTAACCTGCATCTACATGACCAAACAAATAATGAAAAAATGAGCGCAAAACAAATGGCACTTGGACTAATCTTGATCTCGTTTGCTTTTCTAGCATTGGCATTCCTAACCGGATGCACAACGCTGGGAGTCTCCCTAGAAACACAATATGGTAGGTTCACATACGAACTGCCAGAACCAAGAGGAACTAAAAAATGAAAATCGTAAATATACTATTAGAACGGCTATCAGAGAATAGCACATGGCGCGGCATCATCCTAATCGCTACGGCGGTAGGAGTGAAACTGGAACCAGAGCTTCAAGAGTCCATCATCGTCGCGGGGCTAGGACTCGTAGGACTCATCAACGTTATCCGCAAAGGAAAATGATTCCCCACTCCAGACCACAGCAGGCCAAGGAAAAGACACTCGCAATGGTAATCAAAGCGGGTATCGAAGACTTGGTTTGCTTGGTCGGGATTCGTGGATATTACTCTGAAACATTCGCTCCAAAAGGAAATAATCGGAGCGTCTATGATGATGCGATCATTCTTCTATCACCAAGCGTTCATGCTACGTTTAACGCTAATACTGATCCATCAGTTTACAAGAAAGGCATTGCGGTGCTTAAAACTGGTGTGCATCGCTATCGTAAGGGCAATCATGGTATCTCTAAACCCGGAGGTGGCTACCCAGCGTTACGACCTGCTAACGCAAAAGAACAACTCCCTGTTACGCGAGATGGTGAAGGTGATTCGATGGGGACTGCGATAAACATCCATAAGGGAGGATATAACACTACGAGCAGTCTCGGTTGTCAGACGATCTATCCACCGCAATGGGACGGGTTTATAAATCTCGTCTACTCGGAGATGAGCAGATACAACCAGAAGACGATTCCATATCTATTGGTGGAACAAACATCTTGACAGAAACATAAACTATCGTTAACGATAAAAACTATGAGTTGCGGAAATTCCAGAAGTTCTAAATGCAATCCATGCGGCCCAAGCGAGGCGGCAATGAATTCAATTGCAGATAAGGCGGCATACTATGCAAGAATTGCTCAATATGCGGCAGACACAGGAGCAATTGGAGCTACGGGGCCAATTGGCCCAATAGGTGCTACTGGGCCGTCTGGAGGGCCAACAGGAGCCACGGGCGCGACTGCTGCAACAGGAGCCACCGGAGCTACTGGGGTAGGTTCTACAGGTTCGACTGGAGCCACAGGAACTACTGGCGGACTTGGAGCCACTGGCGCAACAGGTGTAGGAGCTACTGGGCCACAAGGCTTGCAAGGAGCTACCGGACTTACTGGTGCTACAGGAATTCCCGGAACCCCCGGTGGAGCTACTGGCGCAACTGGGCCACAAGGAATTTCTGGAACCGCTGCTGCTGGAGGATTGAGGTGGGCATATGTAGGAAACGGAGTGCAGACATTATTTCCAATTAATGCCGCTGGTAGTCTTTTATCTACTGCTTATTTAGTTGCAATTGATGGAGTTATTCAAGACCCGTATAACTATTCAATTGCAGATTTAACCCCATATACTCTAATAGCAACTTCTCCAGTCCCAAGTGGTTCTATAATTGTAATCGTGGAAATCGTTGGGCCGATTGGCGCAACTGGACTTGAAGGAGCTACAGGGCCAATAGGCGCGACTGGCCCATCTGGAGGGCCAACAGGAGCCACCGGAGCGACTGGAGTGTTGCCGCCTACAAATTTCGGAAATGTATGGGCATATATTGGAGATGGAATCCAGACGGTATTTGCAATTACTGGAGGATTGTCTATACTCTCACCAGCTTACCTAGTTCATGTCGATGGAGTCTATCAAAAATCAACAAATTATACAATTGACAATGTTATCCCAAGGACATTAACTTTCTCGACACCGATACCATCGGGATCAGAAATAACGATAGTATCACTCTCCACATTATAAAATAATATGCCACTAACTAAAGCAACACAAAATGTAGTCGAAGGAATTGTTTCGACCGGATCAACTGGAGTATCCGCTGGATCATTTATTGTAGGACAGCAATACAAGATCACTTCTCTTGGAACAACAACACAATCGCAATGGAATACTATTGCTGGAACCACAGGACAAACTTATGTTGTAGGGTCACTATTTACTGCAGCAACTACTGGAACAGGTTCTGGCAATGGCGCGGCAGCAGTAGCAAGGACATTGGCAAACAGGTTTGCGGATGTGGTCAATGTGAAAGATTTTGGTGCGGTTGGTGATGGGGTTGCTGATGATACTACTGCGATTCAGAACGCAATCAATGCTGCTCAAAACAAAATACTTTATATTCCAAGTGGAACTTATAGATCAAATCCATTAACTGGAGTATCTGGATTAACAATAATTGGAAATGGGCAAGATGTTTCAATACTTAAATCCATTGGAACAATTAGTGCTGGAAATGCTTTTTTATTGTTTATATCTAAAAATTCTATTTCAATTTCAAATATTAGTTTTGATTACAATAATTCTCCATCACTTGATACTACTGCTGTTAGTTGCCTTGGGTTTTTAGATTGCGACAATATTGTAATTGAAAACAGCAAAATATACAATTTTACAAAACTTGGAATTGGATTGAATTCATGTAATTTTTTCAAAATAGAAAATAATACAATCGAAAAAACAACTCCAGATATGCAAGGAGTGAATGAATGTATTCTCACAACTGAATCTGGATTTGGAATTACATCAAATGGCATTATCAATAAAAACTATTGCAATAATGCAGGAACTCTTATTCAAGGTTCTCATATAACAATATCGAATAATAAAATTACAAATTGGAGATATGGTGCTGGTATTGGTATTGCACAAACAACCACTACATTTCATAGCACAATAATTGGTAATTTTATATCATCTGGATATACTGGATTGGATAGTGATGTGCTTACTTGTAAGGGCATTGAATGTTGGGGTGCATATAATCGTATTATTGGAAATACAATTGCTAATTCCAGTGGGCCGGGGTTATTTTTAAACGGACAAAATTCTATTGTTGATTCAAATATTATATTTAATAATGGTTTATACACGGCAGAAGTTTCTGGCGGAATAACACTTGGTCATGTTGATGCAACATGGAATCCACATGGTTCTGTTATTTCAAACAATACTGTTTTTTGCACTTCAGCACCATTTACACAAGATTGGGGTATTTTATTAAATGCAGCAATAACACAAAATACACTTACCATTACTGGAAATAGGCTTGTAAACAATTTGCTTGGGCAAATTTCTTGCCCGATGAATCAACATTATGTTGGTGAAACATTGCATGGCAAAGCAACATGGAACCCTCCATCAATCGCATCTGGAGCATCAACAAATTTTACTATTACTGTAGCGGGAGCAGAACTTGGGGATTGCGTATTTGCATCTTGTGATACTAATCTAAATGGATTGTCTTTAACTGGATATGTTTTATCTTCCAATCAAGTTGTAATTGTATTAACAAACAACACAGGGTCAGCAGTTGATTTTGGGTCTGCTACATTTAGAGTTATCACAACAAAACCACTACCACTATAAACAACAAAACCACTACCAATATAATATTATGGCATTACAAAAAACAGTATCACTAAAAAATAACCTTGGCGAACAAACCATTGTTGAAAACGCTTACATCAAAGTAGATCAAGTGATTTTCAATAAGAATAAATCTTTTGGTATTATTCAATTTAAGAAATCAAAAGATGGAAATGTTATGACTATCAATAATTTTGAATTTGAATCTATTGTTGGTCAAAACGCTAAAGATGCAATTGCACAAGGATACGAATACATTAAAACCTTACCAGAGTTCGCAGACGCAGTAGATTGCTAATCCTATGAGCTACTGCACTCCATGTCCGCCATGCGACACGAACTTTCCGTTGTTGTGTGAACCACTCGAAACAACTGCCAATGGAAAACGATTGGTAGTAGAAGACTCTGCTGCTTGCCAAAAGACGATTCAGACTCCAGTTGCCCAACAAGTCTTGAAGACGGATGGTGCTAACAATTTGACTTGGACGAATGGAGCTAACAACACTGTCCTTGGTAAAAGCACCACTGGAATTGTTGAGTTTGCTACTATCAATAGCGTCCTTCAAGTTGGCCCAGTTGATCTTGGTAGCCAACCATTGACTACAACTGGAGCGGTTAGCACTGGCGCAATCAGTGCAAGTGGCGCAATCAGTGCAAGTGGCGCAATCAGTGCAGCAAGCGTTACTGCTTCTGGAGTAGTAACCGCAGCAAGCGTTACTCTTGCCGCGAATCCAACTACAAACCTTCAAGCGACAACCAAACAATATGTTGATGCCGCTGATGCTCTCAAGCTAAATAAGGCTGGAGACACGATGACTGGTGCGCTTATTGTGAATAGCACAATAGCATCAAACAGCACGATCCTCGCTAATGGCAACTCATCCAAGATTGGATATGACACTGGTGCTGGTGGATCAGTTACTCAAGGTGCAGGAGCAAAGACAAACTCTGTCACTCTGAATCGCCCTACTGGAATTATCGTTACCGATAGTGCCGCATTGGCAGCAAATACCGCAGTTACCTTCAATTTGAGTAATTCGGTTATTGAAGCCACGGACATCGTTGTGGTAAGTCACATCTCTGGAGGAACGCTTGGTTCATACAATTTTGCGGTAGCTCCAGCAGCAGGAAATGCTAACATCGTGATTAGGAATATCACCGCAGGAAGTTTGTCTGAAGCACTGACATTGCGCTTTATCGTAATCAAGAGTGTCAACGCATAATGCCAGCAGAAGGATCAGTCTTTGATGGATTCACAAGTATCATCGCGCAAGACGCAGATACTCATCCATCGTATTTACCAGAGTCTGTAGTATCAGAGTCGGTAAATAGGACATTCCGAGGCGGCATTAACAGGACAAGGCCGAGCATTCGGAACATTTCGATTATCGCTGGAGACGGAGAAGCCGATACTATCGTTAACGATATTCTTGGTGGTAACTTCCAAGGTGCGTATCCATATCGTGCAACTAACTTCAGAACGAGCGATGGAATTCTGCTATCGGTATCTGGGATTATCTACTTCCTCAAGATCGTAAACAATCGCGCATTTGCCTACAAGATTATCGAAGGCAACGATCCGGGTATGATGCACACATTCTTCGTGCAAGCTGAAGATCGGGCGTATATCCAGAATGGCTACCAAAATGCCATAGCTTGGGATGGAGTGTTAGGAACGCTGACTGCAAGTGAAATCCAGAACGGAGACTACTGCGAGATTGTTTCGCTTGGAGATGGGGTTACAAATACAAACTTTACTTTGATCGGCGCACCATCCAATACAGTCGGAGTTAAGTTCACAGCAATAATTACAGACACTCAAAGAGGAACCGGAACAGGAACAGTCAAGCTACCTGCTTACCGACTGAACCCATACTTGGCAAAGATGCCGATTGGAACGATCATGGAGTATGCTTTTGGGCGAGTCTTCGTTTCTGATAGGTTCAACCAAATCTACGCTTCTGACATCATCTATGGTGGTGGGTTTACTGATACGAAGAATACCGAGAACTTCACAGAGATTGGATACTGGGCAGAAGGTGGGGCTTTCTCGACTCCAGCCATGATGGGAAACATCACAGGGATGAAGGTCATGCCAGAGCTTGGATACAACCTTCGCGGCCAAGGTCAGCTTGTAGTCCTTACTGGGAACGGAGCATTCTCAATGGATGTCTCTCTACCAAGGTCACAATGGAACACATCGAACATCCAGCGTATCTCACTCCTTGGGCGCGGATGCACTAGCCCTAATCTTGCATTGGTGAACTCCGAACTTTGGTTCAGATCACACGATGGTTGGGCGTTCTATTCCAATACTCAATCCGAGTTCAATAGATACTTCTCACTTCGTAAACTATCAAGGGATGTGAACAAGTGGGTATCAAATGATACCCCGTGGATGAAGCAATTCGCTTCGACTATCTTTTTCGACAACTACCTCATCAATACTGTCTCGCCACAGACATACCGCGCAGAAGGCGTAGAGGGACTGAACAGGTTTCATAGGGGCATGGTTGTTCTCGACCTCGACCAATCCTCAACTCCAGCACCGGACGCACAACTATCATTCCGCTGGAATGGAGTATGGACAGGCATCAGACCAACTCAACTTCTAACTGCACTGATCCAAGGCGAAAAGCGGGGATTCGGATTCTCATTCGACAAAGACAACAAGAACCGACTCTACGAGTTCACCACAGCACAAGGCGACGACTACGGGCCAAATGGAACTAGGCAGATTGAATCCTTCTTCACAACTGGAAGGTATGACTTCAACCGAAGCGGAGCTACCAATAAGTTCCTCCGCAAAAAGATTACTGGTGGAGAAATGTGGATGAGTGAGATTAAAGGTGAAGTAGATAGCTATGTCGATTTCCGCGCCGATTCTAATCCTTGCTGGTCACAACTGAAAGTGCCTACGACATTCGGGTGCAACCCATGCTCACCAGTAGTAACT